ATAGGCAGGACATCAATTGCTGCAACCCCAGCCTTGGACAGCTCGTTAAGCTGCGTAATTCTTTGGTCAGCCAAGGCTCAGCTCCTTATGCCAGGGGTACTTGCGCTTAGTTTAATCCTCTACCTCTTTCAGTAGGAAGTTTAGATCCTGCTCTTTACGGATCCGATCGTCGTCTTCCTTGAGGATAAAGTCAACCAACGCTCCAACAACAAGTTTTAGCTCACCAGTTGTTATGAAATCCAAAGTGCAGCTAATCACGTCTCCAGCGTCAACATTGACTCCAGCATTGGTAACAACAGCCGTAAGTGCATAAAAAACGCTTTGCTCAGTAGGAAGTATTTCTTTATCTATTAAATACAAAAACAAATCAAAAGAGCTTCCCAAGTCAAGCCTTTGAATTAATTGCAACATCAACAAAGGAGTTTCGGCTGCCCCATCAGTCTTGTTATTAAACAGACATTCAATGCGACCGCTGCCGCTAATCAATCCAGCGTTGTATTGATTCTTAAATTTATCGGATAGCGCGGTTACATCGACTCGCTCACGACTTGCATTAAATTCAAAGCTTGTGACGTCGCCGAGAACATTAGAACCAACATCTCTAACAGTAATTGTTAAATCAATAGGGTCGCCCGTGAAGGCTTGCAACGTAATTTCATTTGAACGATTGTTATTGACCGCGTCGGCAAATGTTGGATAAAGGCGCAATCCACCTACGGCGTTTACATTTATAAAAGTGCTATAAGTGTCTTCTATTGCCCCAGAAGACCAGTTGGACGCTGGGATAAACAAAAGATTGCGTGAATCAGATGTCTCAAAATCAACCTTGTCTCCCGTGAATAGGTTTTCTATCCCGTCTTTTGTTCCAACGCGATTAAGCACAGTACTGATGTCATCAGTATTAACTGATTCATTTAGCTTGCCAAGAATGACCTCTGTCCCTCGGCGCAAACGAACTCTGCCCTGGGTTCCAAGGAAAAAAGTCAATTAATTTTCTCCTGTTTGAATCGTTTCAACAAAGCCTCCATCAACTGTAAAGTTGATCGGAACTACGGACAATTCTCCTGTCGAGACAGAAATACTTGCTGAAGTGATATAAACATCGCATCTAATGTCGTCTTTAGTGCCTCCAGCATTTAGGAGGAGCCGCACCCTATCGGTAGCTTCAACCGGTCTAGGCGACTCATTAGGGAAGCGTTTTTTCATAATTTTATTTAATAAAACAGTAAACTCAGTAAAAGTTGCATTGTCGGCAGTTGGAACTTTATAGTAAATCAAAGTAGCACTACCGGTAGCCCCGCTAACCCCAGGGACGAACGTATTTGCAGCACTAGAAATATCGTTAGTACTCAAAAGCTCTAAAGTAGTTTCAATTGACCAGTCGCGAATTTTAGCTACCGTTTTTTCATCGTTCGTTCCATCGAGAATAGTTAATGAACCTTTGCGTCCGGTGTAAAAGGCCATCGCTTCCCTAGATCAAGAACAGTAATCTCATACTAGCTTACCTCAAACTGGCTGGGCCTAAAGTCCGCAATCAAAGCACGGTCCTCATCGTCGCACGGGTACTCGACGGCTCTTACGGTTACTTCGCCTTCTTCGTCTAGCTCTACTTCTGTAATCCTAAAAACACGCTTTTTGCCTGAATCAATCCCCATCACGTACAAGCTTCCAGTCTTGCCAGCAAGTGATGATGCCACTCCGTTTTGCACCGCTACTGAATTTTGAGCAGACACCTTGCTGGCGTCTCGATCGTAAATTAAAAAGTTGTAATTGTTATTCCGAATGCTGTCCTGCAATGGCGAGTTCAGTGCTCCGCCTTCGCCAATAACCCCAGAAGACGTTCTTTCCCAATTTGTCAGGCCAATATCAACATAGATAAATGCTCCAGGCTCAACTGGGTTGATTGATGGGAACGTTTTAAATTCAATGCCGCGCCTGATAAACCTGCGCTGGTTTACCAACAGCTTGCCAAACAAGATTGCCTGTTGCCGCGTGGTAACAAAACCGCTTACGTCAAACGTTTCTTTAATTGCGGTAGTGTCCTCTCTTATTGACGTATCGGCTCTTCTTACGTCAACTGTTCTTTTGCGCTGAAATACTGATTGCGTTGATTCTTCTCTGTAGACAACACTTGCAATCAAGTCCTGCGTGCTGGCTCCATAGTCTAAAAACTCTTCTTTGTACGAGTCTTCAAGAATATTGCCTGTTGTAAATAACGCTGAAATAGTCAAGGAGATAGGCCGTCCATCGTCGTCAGCTGCTTTTCCGTTGTTGCGTACAGGCAGTGCAGGGACAAGCGTTTCTTTGCCGTTTTTTCTCGCAAATTCAAGCAAACTAAATGGAGCGGTGCTTACCCAAAACTCACGCCATGCAGAATTATCTGCAATAACGCCATCCATAAATAACGGAGTCTTAGAACCTTCCTCTACAGGTAAATTGTTGTTTTGACAAAAGAGCTTGGCTAGCTTTAAACTTTCTTGGTCTAAAGCAGCGGATGGAGCGTACTTGCCAATTCCGTTGTCCTTGTCTAAAACAGTATCTACAAAAATGTCGGGTGCAAAACTTGTGCTTTCGCCAGAGAAAGATTGAGTAAAATCCTCGACCCTGTAGCTTTGTTTACCTTGAGTTACGAAGGCGGTAACGTTACGCAAATCTTGCACTCCTTTCCCTGCAAACATATTTAGTGAAAGTATTGAAAGACCTCTATACAGTTGATGTGTCTCTTGTATCTGCTGTTCCGTAACCGCTGTCAACGCAAGTTCCGGTCCATTGTCGAAACTAAACTGGAGTTGCGTGTCGGTGTGGACAGAGAACATGTCCCATTCATTTGTAAGATTAGGACCACGCTCTTCTAGCCTAGGAAAACCGTTTGCATAAACAGAATTATATTCGTCACCGTTCCACCAAACTATTGCGTTGCCAGGGCCAGTGTCGTTATGGCTTTTTATTGTGCTGTGGTTTTCTAGAAGAGCAAACTTTGTTTGCCCATTTTCTCTAATCTCAGAGGCAACATCGTAAACAGGCTCAAGCTTAAAAGTGTACTTGTCCCTAGTAGGAGCAATAAAATTAAAATCGCTATAAGTATCAACTTCTGAGCCGTGCCTTAAAATGACCAGAACATCATGAACATTGTATTCGGTTTCGCTCGCTTTTTTGTAGCTAAACCTAAAGAAAGCTTGACGACCTTTGGTTCCGTTGTCGGATAATGAATATTTTTTAGACGCTCTAATTTCTCCATATCTTTTTTGCCTGCCAGCGATTTTTCTATACAGTCTTGATTTAATCGAGAACTTAACATGGTCCACTTCACTGATCGTCTCATACGATGCTGATTCTGCTTTGACTAAGGCTTTGACAAAAAATCTATTGTCTCCTTGAGCGATAAGTTCTTCCCAGTTTTCAAGAATGTAGTTAATATTACGCTCAGCTCCTTGCTTTTGTCTTTTTATACGGCTAAATTCATCTCCGATAGCTTTTATACCAACAGTGTCTGGTATCTGTTTATTAGGAATCTCGTCCTTGCGTTTTCGCATCTGGACTATACCGCCAGAGCCGTAACGGTTGCCTTTTATGTCAGTGAATACATCTTTAGAGTCTCGCAATTGCTTAATCAACCAAGATCTGTTGCGCGCAACAATTCGATTCTCTCTGTTAGTAATGCTTAGGTTAAGCTCACCTAGCCGCTCTTCTAATTTTAGAAATTTAGTGTTTAACATTAGGCCTTTATTTGTTACGTCAGTGAAGGATGGGAACTTTCTTACAGCGCCTCCTTGTCCATCCACGAAGGCATCCTTTTTTAATTTTATCGACGGTCTTATTTCTGGCTTGTTGATTGCTACTCTGACGTTTTTTAGTTGATTCATTATTGCTTCTTTTTTGCCAACCAGCGTTCCTAGCCTTCCCTTAGAAAGGTCTTTGTGAAAATCTGCTGTGATTGCCTCAGCTAGGGATACGTTTTTAAACGGAGAGGTTTTGCCACCCCTGTTAGGAATTGTAAGTTTTTTGTTTGAATTATCGTACTCTCCACTTTGGATTTCTTCTATCAATTCCTCTGCCTTTTCTATATCAGAGTTTAACTCGTTTATTATGGCCCCTCCTTTTATAGTAGGAAAATCGTCTGCAGCTTCAGACTCTAAATACTTTGTGTAGTCAAGCGATCCAGCTGGGTTAATCGTTTTTGTCTTTTTTTCGTCAAGTTCGTTTGTCCAGCTCACTGTACGTTTACTATTAAAATTGTACGTGATCTTAGATCCGCCTAACGTAAAGTTTATCGAAAAAGGAATTGTGACATAAGAGATGGCTTCGCTGTCCTCACCGTTAGAGACAGGGGGATTTGCATCATCTTCTTCTTCGGTAAAAGTATTGTTAATTATTACTTGATGCCTTTCTATTTGTTGCTTACGTTTTTCGTATTCTTGGCGCTGTTT